CTATATAAAACGAAGAAATTCCCGAATGTTTACGGGAATCTTTCGTGAAGGATGGTGTGAACCCTTGCATGGTATCTTTGGACTTCTTTGTCCGTCTGCAAAATATCCCCAAATTCACGCACTGATGAAATAATGGTGGAGTGATCCCGCCCACAGATTAGACCAATTTCTTCAAAAGTCATTTCCAAACGCTTTCTGCAAATGTGGTTGAACATATGACGGGCATACAATGGCCTTCGTTTTCTTGACCTTGTTATCACCGTGTCGGGTGTAAGGTCGTAAACCTCACAGATTGCCCGTAATACTTCACGCCATGGGGTTGGCTCTAAATTGATGTCGGTTTTGGGTTGAACAATTTCACGCTTCAACGCACGAACCAAATTGTCATAGTCCGATTTCTGTTCAATCATCTGCAACCGCATCCGCCTGATTTCTTGTTTGAGGTTATGCACTTCTTGGTAATGGCTCATTTGTCACCCCCTTCCGTTAGTTTGATAAATCCCGTGTTTTGATTCGCCCCAGTGATGCGGATAAAATCCACTTCAATCTTTGCCGAATTGATAATCACTTGGCTTACATCTGCCATTGTTTTTGCCGTTTCGATGTCGATGTCACCATCCTTTAATCGTTCCAACACTTCAAATAGGTGGTCACGCACATCGTTAATCTTGTTTCTTGCCATGTTTTTTTAGGTATTTTGTTATTTCTCGTTTGATATTGATTGCATCTTTGATTTCCTTCGGGTACTTCATTGGGTGGTGTTCCTTCATGAAGTGCATTTTGTCCACCATTTCCAAGTTGCTTATGTCGCAATTGTTTTTGTTGCCATCCTTAAACACAATGTATTTGAATGGTGGGATTTTGCCGTTGTGTTGTTCCCAAGTTAATCGGTGAAGGGGTTTGTACCCTTGCTCGGTTTTAATCGTTATAAAGTCCCTATAACTGCTTAAATGCCCTATCGGATGGTAATTGTGTGGGCGTTGCCCTTTGACAAATCGTGTTTCAGCACCATTCAGCATTACACCCTTTGTTCCTTTGCACCAACTTGTGCATCCTTTTTTGAATTTAGGCAAATGCTTGTGTGCGGTGTTTTTCAAATAACCCTGCCAAAAATCCTTATCCTTTCTTAACTTGTTTTTGTAGGCAATGTTTTTGATGACATTCGGTGTGCAATTAAACTTTACCGCCAAGTCCTTGTTGTGGGTTACGGGAAACAACAAGCGAAATTCATCCATTTCGGATTCCGTCCATATTTTCATCAATCATTTCTATTAATTCATCGTGATTCATTTGGTCCATGTAGATTGGCGTATTATCTCCAATCCATGTATTCCATGTATTGTATTCCAAGTATTCAATGGCATCAATTTCTTCCATTTCATCCTGGACCAATATGTCAATCATTTTTTGTTTGCAGTAAATGATGCGTTCTTGCACCATGTCAATACCAATGATGGCTTCATCAAAGCCATCCGCCTTTATGTAATTTGCCATGTCAAAATAATTGTAGTATGTTGTTGTTCAATTCTATTTTCCATAAATTAATGTCGTTGGATGCTTTGAATCCAACATGGTTTATTTTACCCTTTATCCATGTGTCGTAATGGGTAAATCCAAGTGACCTCCAAAAGTTGTTTGAATCCAAATCAACACGGCACCGCAAAGTGAAACCAATCCGATGAAACTTGATGCAAAATTGTTTGCATACATCAAGCAATGCAGTACCATAGTGCAACCGCCTTGCATCGTTCCTAACACAGATTTGTTGAATCTTGGCGTATCTGTATGCCGTCATCCCTGGGGTGATTAATACATAACCAACCGCATCATTGTTTGCTTCGCAAATCAGTACCACAAAGTTCCGTTCACCGCCAAACACATATTTATCCCAAATTGATTTTTGAATAAACCCAACGGCGTTTGAATTCTCCTTTTGAAGTTTGTCAATCAATGCCATGTCCTTAATGGTTGATGTGCGGACCGAAATGTCCTTTATTTTGTCGTGATACAAAACATTTATGAATCCCGTTGAGCAATCAAATTCGCCTAAATTCATTTGTTATTTGTCAAAATAATTTTGTTTGTGTTGTTGGTTGATAACTTGCATCATATCTTATGTTGTCACCCTTTGGGTATTCCATTGGTTCAATTCTCAATTCCTTCTTGAAATGTTTAATCTGTGTTTTGCTTCCAATAAAATACACATACCTATTCTTTGGTGGTCTTTGTACCTGGTACATTCGATCACCATACTTTTCTTTGAGTTTTTCAATTCTATTGGATTCAAATGCAAATTCATCCATCAGTGTTCGTGAATGTAAGTGTTCCAATCCCTTTACTTTCCAATCAAGTTGTGTGTGGCTTTCGCCAAGGTATAAAAAGTTCGTTGCCTGATAAATGTATCCAGTATGCCCAAATGATTTATCCGCATAAGACACAACAATCATTGGTTTGGGCAACTGCTTCAAACATTGTCCAACAAAGAACGATGCTGAATTCTTCTTGGCTGATTCGTCAATACACAATCGATTCAATTCGTAAACCAAATGTTCAAAGGATTCCCCGCAAATACTTCTTTTCATTGTCAATGGGATTGCATTGCCAAATGTGCAAACACCAATTATCAATCCGTGGTCAAACAAACCAAACGCATACGAAATGGATGTCATGCGTTTTAGGTAATGTTTTTTTAACAACCATTCCTTGCAGTCGTGATTTTCAATTGGCCGAACTTCCATGCTATTTGTCAATGCGAATATAGTTAATCCACACGGAATAAACAATGGGGGCGTTATGCCCCCATTTTGTTTGTTAAAATTCGTACTCAGTTAAAAAATCAACAAATTGACCTGGGCAAATTTGGCAGAACTTATCATCGCTTACACACACATAATTTTTTTGTGTCAATTGAGACAAATATCCCTTTACTTGCTTTTCGGTGAAATCGGTTACAAATTCCATAACTTCTTTGAAATATGTAAAGTCACCACCAGTATATCGGTCAGATGCTTTTACAATTGATTGCAAAACTGAGATTTCGTTGTCGTTTAGATTTGTGTAGTTTTTCATAGTATTTGTCATATTGTTCAACAAATGTACACCTATTATTTGTAATTCCAAATATAAAATGAAAAATAATTAAAAAAAATTATCGGATGTCGTATTGGCCGTATGACGATTTGATTCCAAGTGCCATCATCTCGAAGTACCTCCAACTGTCAATTCCGTGATCCGTTCCCGTTGGTGTATTCATTGTACGCCCTTGGGCATCGGTATCCCAACAATAGTTGCGCAGTTCTTTAATTAGGTTTGTGGAAGTGGATGTAACCAAATACGATTGGCTTTGCATGATTTGGATTCCGTAGTTGATTGAATCCTTTCCCTTGGTCACTCCCTTAATTCTTATCCCGTATCTCCGTATTTCATCAATTGACTTTGGTTCTGCGCTATCCGCATATACTGGCACAAAGTTGGGCAATGCCTTTGCAATATCCGAATTAAGCATCCCCGTGCGATATGCGACCTCATCAACGATTCGTTGGCCATTGTACTCATATACGGCCACTATTGCCGTAGGGTCGTTTGTATAACCGAAATCGACACCGCAACCAAGCAACCTTGCATCCTCGGGAATCTTGTCAATAGTTTGCCAATTGCTGAATATAACCCCTTGTAGGTTTCCAATCTCACCAAGCCCATATACTTTCCACCAATTACGCCAATAGTTGCTTGTTTCAGCCCTATCCCGTGCCTTTTCAATTTCTGCCACGATGGATTTATCCAACGCTTCGTTGTCCTTGTATGTTAGTACAATCATTTCCGCATCAGGGTCGCCCACCAATTCGCTATCCACCCAAAACTCCGCCACTGGGTTGTAATCCAAATAAATGAATTTACGGGTACGGATTGCCATTTGGTAGTACGATTCCCAATCTATGTTGTTGCACTCGTTTACGAATAAAACATCACGCCTTGCACCCCTCAACTTTTGTGGTTGATCCGCCGAAAAGAATTCAATGTATGAATCATTTGAGAATGTGTAGGTGAGTGAAGATTTGTTCCACTTGTTTGGGTCATACATTCCCACCATGTCCATGATTTTTAGAAAGTCACGGATTGCACCCCTCCGCAAATGCGGGATGGTTTCGGACACCACACTAATTTCACACTTTGGGTTTTGCACCGCGTATGTGATAAGCATGGGAATAATACTGAATGTTTTGCTCGAACTTGTTCCACCGCGCACGATTCTAACCCGCTTTCGCAGTTGTGAAATCTTTGTTTGGGCGGTGGTTCTTTGAAGCATTATTTTACATCCAAATCAATACCATTGAAAATTGGTTTTTCGGTGGTGACATCAATTTGTTGGGTAGGCATACCAAAGCCCGAATCCATCAATTGTTTGTATGCACCGACATCACCTTTCCTTGCCTTGTGTATCATGGCAAGTGTTATTAAATCTTCTTGGGATAGTTTTTCCAATTCACCCGTAATGGGGTTTTTGCTTTCTTGCATTACCTCCAACCATTTCCGTGCGATGGTGCTTCGGTTCTTGCTTCCCTTTGGCCTGCCATTGGGGTTGCCACTCTCCCCAGGTTGGAACGGAATCAAATCTTCTTTGCTCATTCTGTTTTTGTTCTGTTTTAATCGTTTGGCAAAATAGGAATCGGCATCCACATATAAGGTTCGTGAATTGGGTAATCATCACTGGCACGATACCATTGCCCGTCTAAAATGTAGGCAACCTCTTTGGTGTCAATTAATACCCACACTTGGTCATGTGGTATGGTGTCGCGGGTTTCTCTCCATGCTTTCATAGTTCTAATAATTTCCAAACGGCTTGTTCGGGTGTTGATGCTATTTTTTGTAGTGCTTTTTTTACTTGGTTGTATTCATCAGGTGTGTATTCCAATGTGATTTTTTGTGTATCAATCTTTGGTTCGTCCTCCACTTCGTCAATAACTTTTGGAAGTTCCAATCCCCAATCTTCTAAATCGTCCGCGTCAAAATCGTTGGCAAGTGCATCCCAATCCCACGATCCGTAATTGGTGTTGTCGCGGATTAAAAATTCCATTTGGCGTTCTGCACTCCAATCAACTTTTTGGCAAGGTACGGTTGTAAACCCAAGTTCTTTCATTGCCATAAATCTTTGGTTGCCACCCAAAATCATGTTGTCTTGGTTGATAATCAATGGTCGAACCATCGTCATGTCGGGGAATTCCCGAATGGACTTTACCAACTGTTCAAACTTGTGGTCCTTAATGAACCTGGGATTCGCATCGTTGGGATGAATGTCGTTTATATTGTACGCTTCAATCATTTGTTCATTTTTATTTGGTGTGTGATGATTAAAAAATCACGATATTGTTTTTTGTCACCATACTTGATGTGGCATGGCCTACAAAGTGCTTGTAAATTCTCAATGGTATCTTTTGTTTTACTCCCTCCCATTCCGCGGCAATCAATATGATTTATGTCCACGGCTTTTGAGCCACACACTTCGCATGGAATAAAATCGGATGTGTCGTATCCGAAATGATTCATGTAAATTTTAGTGTGTTTCTGCATTTAGTTGCCTAATTTGTGTTAACCATTCGCCCCATCGTTCACGATCCGCAAACCTTACTTTGCACTTATCACAAATATAAATCAAATTGGAATCTATGTGTGGTCCAGTGGGGTTGATTTTTTCTTCCGTGCTTACTTTGTAATGGTCACAAACTTCACATTCATTCTTGCACTTTATAAGTTTCATACACTTGGGTCAATTCATTTATCATGGTTTGCCATGCCTTTGGGTTGCAAGTACACGGCTTGTAAATTCTTTTGCTTTGGAATATCCTTGACCACATTTCCGCAATCTTGGTTGCTTCCGTTGGGCTTAATGTTGTGGAGTTGATGGATTTGAAGTGTGTCCACCAATCGTATTCGCCTTCGGTCATGCACAATGGTTTGCGGTTTGGGAATATCTTGTTCAATTTGTGTTTACGGGCATCGCAGCCGCAATCCTCTCCAGCTACAAACTTGGTCAAAAATTCAATCCCCGTGGCTTTCGTTACCTTCTGTATCGTATCCCCCAGTCCGATGGATGGTCGTGATTCGGTAAACTGTTTCCGTGTGTCTTTTTTCTTCTGCATATATCTTGTATTTGTTTTGTGTCCTTTGTTTGATAAATTGTTTGGCGTTCTTGATGGAGTTAAACACCGAATGTGTTGGAATACCCGTGCGTTTTTCTATCTCTCTCATGCTATGACCATACACAAAATGGAGTTCCAATAACATTTGGTCATAGTCACGCAGTTCATCAATTGCGTTCTTTACCTCACCCATCAAATCAGAATGTGCCATTTCAGCCATTTCGGGGCTTTCTACGGGAACAAAATGGTCTTGGTGTGGTATTGTGTTCTTTTGGCTTCGTTTGATGTCCATAAACGCATTGTGAAGCATTTTGAAAAGATAAATGGTGTTGATTGTTCCGTGGTGGTTTGTTAGCCGTGTAAAATTTCCTTCCGCCAGTTGTATTTCTGCCAACTTCAAATACATTGATTGTACCATGTCGTCCGATTCGTCACCCGTCGCCCCAAGGTATTTGGCAATCTTCAACCATTCGTTGTGCCGTTTCGCTATGGCTTCAAGTGTTACCAATGTATGATTCTATTTGTAATTTGAAATCGTCAAACGAATATACAACCACATAGGCGTAATTCATTGCAGTGACTAACTTTTCCCACTCTTTTTGGTGTGTGCTTTGCTTGTTTGGTTTGATTTTAAGTTCGATGAATAACCCGTGGTGTGTTTTATTGGGGATGAACAACACAAGGTCGGCCACCCCCGCCAATACTCCTTCGGCTTTTAATCTTTGAGCCGTTCGCAAATCGCGTGATCCTCCATTGGGAACATGAATCAAATGGTTTGCCCACTGGCGGTATGCCAACCGAAACCACTTAACGCAGTTGACTTGTAAACGGCTTTCAAGATGTTTCATTCAGCGTCAAGATACAATGACTTGGCTTTTGTGAAACCCGCATTGTATGCCATTTGTTGGTCCATTTGTTCTAATCGTTTCAGGTGGTGAATCACTTCGGGTCCTGGTACTGCGGTGGGGTGGTTTTCTTCTAACCACTCAACGAATCTTTCTATTGGTGTTTTCATAATAAATTAAATCTAATTCCTGACAATCGTATAAATAATTTGCGTGTTGCTCATCGGTGATGATTAATCCTTCTTTGTGAACTGTGGTACACACTTCGCAATTACAGACATTTTTTTCTCTGTAAATCCTTTTTCCTATTCGGTCAATGAACCATTGCTTATCGTGTACCACTATCCTAATCATTTGTAAGTTTCGTTGTAAAATTGTCCAAATGTCATTACAACTGATTCATTCATCATTACATATAGTTCGTATTCATAATGCAACCTAATGGCTTGTTCCTTTTCTATTGCTTTGGCTTGTTCTAAAAGGATTTCATGTTTGTATTTTACTTGGTATGTTGTTTTATCAACAATGATAATTCGGTGTTCAATTAATTGGTCAAGAAACCATTCAACGCTACTTTGTTTATTGTTTGTCATTGCTCACCTCCTCCGTATGTTAATGGTACTTCAATTACTTGAACTCCGCAATGGTCTGCGTTATCCCACAAAGTTGAATCATCACAATTTAGAATCTCTAATAGATGCCTTGCTTCTTCTTCCGTTGTTTCTTTGGTGTTGTAGATGATGAGAGTTCTTTTTGTGGTAACGGGTGCTAAATTCTTAAGGTGTTTTTCAATCATTGATTCGTGGAATTTTTCTGGGTAATTTTTAAGGTAATCTCTAATCGCATCAGCAGTGTTTAGTAATTGTTCTTCTGTGTATAGTTTCATTGCTCACCTCCTCCGTAGGTTTCGTTGTAGTATTGTTCAAAAGTGATTGGTTCGTTTTCACTTATTCCATGCCACCAAGTGTTAAAATGTTCCGTCTTGTGCATTGCTTTGGCTTTTGTTTTTAGTTCCATGTACTCGCTTACATCTATTGATATTTGAACTCTGCGAATACTTACATTTTCCCAAGCATCGCCTTTTTCTTCAAGTTGGTCAATGAACCACTCCACGCTACTTTGTTTATTGTTGCTCATTGTTTACCTCCGAATGTTTCGTTGTAGTATTGTTCACCAGTTATTGGTAATGTACTTTCAGGATAATCAATTCCATGAACTGTTCCTTTGTTGTATGCAGTTTCAATTCTTTCTTTCTCCATTTCTTTGGCTTCTCTGATTTCCTCTTGATGGTCTATGTAAAAAGTAATTGCTTGTGGTATGCCTAACTTCATTGCTAACTTTCCACATAGGATGTCCACTGCCGTCTGTTGTTTATTGTCCATAGCCCAAATCCTTTTTAACTTTTTCTTGATTAGATTGACGCTTGGAATACTTTTCACCACGCAGTTCAATAAATTCTTCTTGAATCCTTCTTCGCATCCTTGTGATGGAATCACTTGATGTTAATTGTCCATCCGCCAAAATGCGTAAAAATTTTTGTGTTGGGAAATCGCCCGTTGAATAACCCTTGGCGTTCATTTCTAAACCCCAAATCCATGCAACCAATTGTTCGTCCGAATCTCTAAATGTGGGGTATTGCGTTAACAACTCAATAACCACCGTTCTTGTTTCTTGTTTCATTTGTCCCTACAAATATAGTATTTTATTATTAAAATTGTCGTGGTGTTAAATTTTCCCGATAAATTGTATACCTACCTTCAAAATATGTTGGGATGGTTACACATTCGCCGTTTCTATTTTTGGCTATAATCAGTTCCGCTTCCTCCACTTCTGGTTTTTCTTGTTCGTAATACATCGGCCTAAATGGGAACATAACGATGTCCGCATCTTGTTCAATTGCACCTGATTCACGAAGGTCACTCAACATGGGGCGTTTGTCTGCCCGTTCTTCGGATTTGCGTGATAACTGTGCAAGTATCATTACGGTGATTTTCAGTTCTTTCGCCAACAATTTCAAAGTCCGTGAAATCTCTGCAACTTCTTGTTCGCGGTTTGTCTTTGTTCCTTTAATCAACTGAATGTAATCAATGACAAGCAAGTCCAAACCTTTGCGGGATTTGTGCAATTTCGCCTTTGCTTTGATTTGGGCGATCCGTGAATCAACATCGTCATCAATAAAAAATTCAATCTGTTGGTTGTTTGCGATATTGCACACTTGTTCAATCTCATGTGACTTCAATACCCCGTTGCGAATCTTCCAATTCTCAATATCACCAATTAATGAAATGTATCTTTTGGCCAATTGTTCGTTGCTCATTTCAAGGGAAATAAATAATGCCTTTCCACCGCGTTGTGCAAACTCTTTGGTCAATGTAAGTGCGATTGCAGTTTTACCCATTCCAGGTCTACCCGCCATTACAATCAAATCCCCTTCGTTGTAACCGCCAATGTACTTATCCAAAAATTGCCACCCCGTTGGTTTACCCGTTAATGTTCCACCCTTTTCCGCGTTGTACACAATTTGATCCACAACCTTGTTTGTAACCTTGACAATACTTGATGGTTCTTTGTGTGTTGAAAATGTTGTTTCATCCAACACCTTTTGAATGTCACCAACCAACCCTTCCAAATCCTTTTCGATGTTTAATGCCAACACACCCGCAACAACTTGGCGTTTGATGTATTCGTATTCCAATTGCAGTAAGTGTGGTTTCAAATCCATGATTCCACTGGCTTCTTGTTGCAACTGAATTATTTCAATCACTTCTTTGCGTTCAAAGTGTTGTGATAAACTCACATAATCAATCTCAATGTTGTTGTAATACATATCCGTCATAACCTCAATCAGTTTCACCGATACCTTATCAGTAAACCAATTTTTGTTTATGCGTGGAAGGAAATGTTTTGCATCGTTGTAAAACAATACATTGCTTAAAATCATTCGTTCAATGTTCATAGTGTTGCAATTTTCGGTTTATTTGGTGTAAATTCAAGTTTATTTGGTTGTAATTTTTGCATCCATTGGTTGGCAGCGGACTTCCATTTTTGAATCTTTGCCCCGCCTTTGCGTTTCCAATCCATAGATTCCCAGTAATAAAAAAATTCTGCGCCATCGCTTGGTGAATACTTGGATTCTTTGAAATGTTCCATGCACTGTTCCAAGGTCGGCAACCCCACATTTTGCGGGGGGCTTGTTGTTTCTTCTTTTTCTTTTTCTGTCACAACTTCACGCAGTTCCTTTGTTAATTTATTACTTTGTTCAGTTATTACTTTATCTATAACCTGATCCTCGGAGTGTCCGATTTTCGGTAAGTCCGTAGATGTGTCAATCCGTGATTCAGAATTTGTTGGTTCTTCATACACCATGTGATTCCATCCACGCATCAAATTTGTGTTGGTGTCAATCATTCGGATCGAAACGATGTAACCTTTTTCCACCAACCCTTTCCAAGCGTTATTAAAACGATGCCGACCCATGTTCAATGACTTACCAAAGTTTATTTTGTAAACCATCCAATCCTCTGGCAGTGATAACAAGTGTACTAAAATGCTTTTTTCCTCTGCAGTGAGTGTCAAACTCTGTAAAATTTCATTACTGATGGGGGTGTATCTGCTTTTCCCCGTCTTTTTACTTCTGATAATTTGCCCTAAATTTTCCATAAAAAATTAAAGCCCTTGAACAAACCACCAAGTACGAGTTGATGGAATGCCAAGGGCAAAAGGTCTATGGTAGTTATCTCGTACATAACTGTAATACGCAACAAATATACAAAAAAGAACTATCTTTGCAACAATCCGTTCTTGTTATTTGTCATTTCATGGGATTAGTGGGGGGATGCCGATGCCCCCCATTTTTTGTTTCATACAAGGCCACCATCGCTAAAAATAGAAATCCGAATCCAATACCACCCGCAATGATTTGTGCGGTCTGTGGATACTTTACAATGCACCATCCATAAGTCAAACCGCTAATGATGGTTAAAAATACAATGATGATGTTTCTCATTTGTAGATGTTTTGTTCTTGTTCGATAAAATATATAATGCCAATTATAATTATTGGCAACATAATCATTCCCGTCTTTTGGTCTTGTGTCCATTTTAAGGCGTTGTAATCGCCTAAAATGAATGAAATGCACACATACACCACCCATACAATTAAAATCGTTCTAATGGCGTATTTCATGCCTTTTTTAACATTATAGTGTCCTCATTTTGAAGGTACTGGGCGGGTTCGTAAACTTCCCCCGTTTGTTCGTTCAAATAAATTCCGTGATTCATGTTCTTGTAGGCGTGTTGGTGCAGTTTTTCGCGTTCCTTCAATTCCGCCCGTAATTCCATCACTTGTGGTATGTGGTCGTAATTATACCGACCTCCACCCGCCTTGCGTGTGATTTCGTATCCGTGGTACACTTGTCCATGCCATTTTCCTGCTTCGGTCAATGCAAGGGGTTTCACTTGATCCTGAAAGTTCTTGATGGTATCCGCCAATTCCTTTAATTCAATGTGGAATTGTAGGGGGCAGTAATTGCCACCCCCTATTTCCAACATCGTGTCCGATAGTTGCTCAATCATTTTTTTCATCCTAAAATGGCAATTCATCGTGTGAAACTGGTTTCAATTGTGCCAAGGTATCTTGACCATCCACAACAAACTTTTCAAACACTTGTGCGTATGCAAGTATCTCATGTAATTTGATGTCACCATTGATGACCAAATCACCCGCAACCTTTAACACACTCATACGGGTAATGCGTTTGTCCGTTTCGGGGTCCTTTGCCTTTACTTGGAATGGTTGCGCACCTGGTTGTGCCATCACGGGCGCAATCTTGTAATAGATGCGGTCTTTGAATTCTTTGGATGTGATGGTGTAATCGGTTTCCACACCCACTTTGAATTTG